CAACCAATCGCCCCCAATGCAGTGAGGCTTGCGCAACCAATCGCCACCGATGCAGTGAGGCTTGCGCAACCAATCGCCCCCGATGCAGTGAGGCTTGCGCAACCAATCGCCACCGATGCAGTGAGGCTTGCGCAACCAATCGCCCCCGATGCAGTGAGGCTTGCGGCGGTAAGCGCTGCCACCGACAGCCCCCCTAAAGAATCTCGCTTGCACAGAGCATATGCCGTCGCTGCGTCAGTGGATTTCGCTACGGTGCCATCGCCACCAAGCCAAAGAATATTTGACTCAATGCGATTCGCGGCGACGTAATCGAATGCGCCGCCAGCGATGTGATCTACTTTTGGTGTTGCCCACGACATGGCGACCTCCTAGTACTTGATGATATAATTCACGCCGATTGTTTTTCCGCGAGTCACGGTGCCGGTGCGCGGGGTGCCGTTGGTGCCATCAGTACTTGGGTCTCCGACCATATCAGAACCAACAAATACCGAAGAAGCATCCAGCGCCGCTTGGCCTGATCCAGAAGCCAGTGAACTTATACCTCTTACATTATTATGATGATGTCCTTGCCCTTGATCGTCAGCAAACGCACCCAGCGCTCGCGCATCATGCGCAGTAATTGCTCCATGCGTGGTTCCCGTTACTGCGCTATATGTTCCAGCTCCAATCGGCGCAGCCTCGCGGAGGTCGGGGAGGTTAAATGTCGTCGATCCGTCGCCCACGCCCCAAGTAGTGCCGATGGCTGTGTAGAGGTCGGCGTATGTTGAGCGCGATACGGCCTGCCCATTGCAGAGGAGCCAGCCGGACGGGGCAGAGGCGGCGGCGTAGGGCGCCATGATTCCGGGGGGCTGGATCAGCGATCCGGGAATAGCTACTGTGCTCCCGCCCTGCACTGCGAGAATCAATGCAGTTCCGAGCATTACGGTCGCGGCGGTGAGCGCTGAAATCTTTTTACTGCTTGCCATAACTTACTCCGTTTCGAGGAGATAGCCGTCCTCGGTTTCTAGCAAATAACCATCCTCGGTCATGAGGATGTATTCCTGAGGTACATTGATCGCGTCGTGAGATACTCGAAGCGTCCCGTCCCAGGTAATCGTCTGCCTGATAAGCCAAAAGAAATCCGTTGCGGTGCGGCTCGTGTCGGTCGTAATGCGATCCCCAAGCTCGAGGGCAGGATCGCCCCGCCATTCCTGCGTGAGGTCGCGCCGGGCATTCGAGTAAGCTGAAAGAATCTTATCGGCGATCGACTGCGCTTGAGCCCTGGTCTGGACAAGGGCGTTGTCGGGAAAGTCGTATTCGATATCGCCGAACTCGGAGATGGAAGCCGAGTCGGTCGAAGATACTTGTGTCCCACCCGACACACTCAAGACCTGGGCGTCAATGTCGAGCTCGACCGTAACATCGGCCGCGGTGGTATTCGTGATCGTGATCTTCGCGCCCCAGGAATAGTATTCAGACGCGGTAATCGACACGCCCGACGGAGGATCAAGAAGAGACGCCGAAGGATCAACAACAGGGCTTTCGGTATAGAAAACGGTAAATTGATTAGTAGCGCCCGCAGGAACGACAACCTCGGTATTTTGATACACCGGCGTCGCAGCATCAGCAGGGGCGTAAGGGAGCGAATTCACGTTGATAATGTTCTTCACCTGCGCGAAACGTGAAGGATTTGACCGCGAATAATATTCCGATGCCGTTATCGTGCGCTCCGAGGTCGTTTTATTTGCTCGTAGGTAGTCCGGTCCCTCTACACGAAGAACGCCGTAGCGGTCGGAGAACACGGAGGCAAGGCCAGCCTCGGAGGCTATTCGAACGGTTTCGCGGTGAGTTGTCTTCTCGATGTATGCGTATGGGATGAGGATCGAATTGAGTGCGGGGTCGATAAAATATTTCGTAGACGACAGTCCGAAATCAATGAAGGCGTTTTCGATAATGCTGTACAGAGTCTGATTAGTAAGTAATCCCGGAGCGTATGATGTTCGGCTCATAAGGTCGAGCACATCGTACCCGACCGTCGAGGCGTAGATGTCATCGTCGGGGACGTCCCACTCGGCCGACCAGAACACGCCTAAAGGAATCCACTCGATCTCGCCGCCTGCGCCCATCGCCCCGATGTAGGGGGTCAGCTTGCGTAAGGGCTTAATCAGGTTGGCGATTGCCGATCCTGAGCCGTAGTCGAATTGGCGAGCGAAGTTGAGAAGCTTCACGCTGAATTGATTGGCCGAGATATTTCCGATCGGGATACTCGAGGACTCGGGGTCGCGCTCCTCGAGAAGCTCCATCGAGAAGATGGAATTCGAAAGGTAGGTGCGCCTTATCGAAGTATAGAACTCGTAGATTTTCGCGCAGCGGCCGACGTGCGACCACTTCGTAATCGACAACTCTTGGCAAGCTACGCCTGAGACGGCCGTGATGTTCTTCGTCCAGTACTCGAGCGCATTCCCGGTGACGGTCTCGGTATAGAGGAGCGCGTCGTCGACGTCGTAGAGCTTGATCGTGAAGTCGACAGGATACTCATGCTTTATTGTATCCGAGCACACGAGAAGGCTTTCAATTGGCCGCTCCGAGAAGCACACGGTCAAGACCTGCGCCGAGGCGAACGCGCCCAGGGCTCCCGACACATCGTCCGACCACCACCCAGTCTCCATACTGGGCTCGTAGTAGGCGTCGTCGCCGGGGGGCATGAGCACGAAGGAGCCGTCGAGAACCGCGGAGCCGTCGAGCGGGAACCAATTCGCCGTAGGCTCATAGATGCCATCGGCGACCTGGTTGACGTAGGTCATCGTCGAGGCGTCGCGCTCGAACTCGAGGAGGTAGCCGTCCTCGGTCAGTATCTGGAAGTCATCTTCTGTGGCGAGGATGATCGTATTGACGCTGATCGATTGATCGACAAAGGGGTCGGTGAAATCTATCTCCACCTTGCCGTAGGTCCGCCGCTTCGTGCGCTTGGCGATGGACGCCTTATACTCAGCCGAGGTCGCTATCATACTTCATCCAGGACGATCTTCACGCCCGACCATAGCCAGATGTCGCGCACGAGGTCGCGCGCGGGCCCGAGGGGACGCATGACGACGGTATAGGTGCTCGTCGTCGCGTCCTCGTTCAGGACGATAAGTGAGAGCTCCTCATGCAGATCGTAGAGAGCGAGGAAGGTATCGAGTACTGAACCGAGACAGCCCTGGTCGTAGCTGATTTCCCAATGCCGCTTGACCGCGCGGAGGTCTGAGGTCAGCGTCCCGTCAGCTGCGCGCTGCTCGGTGGCGATCTCGGAATCGGAATAGGCAAAGCTAAGCCCGGCCCGTGGGAGTACGGTCTCGAGTCCTGATTGCCCTAAGGATACATCGCCTGCGCTCATGCTCCTACCCTCACGTCTTCCTGGAGCCCGTAACGCCTAAGGGTCCGCTCAAGATTCCTGAGGCCCGAGTCGTCGGCGATAATGATTGCCCCCGCCATGCTTAATGATTTACTAGATCCGCTCGTAGTCACCGATGATCCGTTCGCTGCGGCGACGCTCTTCTCGGTAACCCCAGCCGGACGGGATATTGATGCGAGGGCGGAAACGATTCCTGATCCAATACCCTCAAATGTTTCGGGAGAAAGAGGAGCGACGACCTCATTATACTTGGAGTTGTCTCCGATCATGGCGAGGGTCGGCGAGGAAGCCACGCCACCCGATGCTAGAGATACGGCCTGAAGAGCGGCTCCCGTAGCCCATGCCGCAGCTGCTCCTCCGCCCAAGACCGCCGCAGATGCGTAAAGACCTGGTGCTGTTGCGACCGTTAGGACATTCGTTGAAGCGGCGATGGCTTCGATAAGCGTTGCGGCTGCCTTGGCCGCGAGCTGGTCGCCAAGCGCTGAAACTATTTTACCTATGGCATGAATTGCGGCGGTCCCAAAACTTTCCCAGCTTAATTCACCATTTGCAAGATCGGTGCCGATTGACTCAAAAATACTTTTAAAAGAAGAATTAGTTAGATCAAGAGCTCTTTTCATATTTGCTGCGAATTCATCAGCCGCTGTCTTATCTTTCAGCGCGGTGTAGTAGATATTAAGCGCATCAAGAGCCTGCTGCTTTGCGGCGACCGAAGCATCAGAGGTTTCTATCTCGGCTACCGCCTCGGCCTTCTCAGCAGTGATCGCATCGTATACCGTCGCGCTTTTTGTCTTCAGCTTTTCGGTTAGCGAGACATAGTTGTCAGCCACCTTTCCCATGGCTTCGTTTTCTTTAGCTATCGAAGCCATGCGAATTAGCGCATCGCTAGTAGCGATTTGGGTAGTGCGCTCCTGGTAGTCGACGGTTTGTTGTTCGGTCTCTTGAGTTTGCTGGCCGAGATCCTTTAAGGCTTTAGCGAGAGCTTTTCCACCGATGCTATTCTCGTTTGCAGAGTAGCCCGCATCGATCAAGGCCTGAGCGTATTTCTTCGTCGCCTCGGTGTTAGCCTTTACGGCTTCCGATTCCGGAATTAATCCAGTTTCGAGGTATCTTTTATTTGCCGCGAGCTCTTCTTCGTAAGCCTTTAGCGCCGCCTTTCTTGCTTCTATTTGAGCATCAGCGGCCTCGTTTAACTTATCTTGAGCATCCTTTTTATCAGACAGGTACTTCGCCGCCGAAGAGTTGGCTGCATTAAGAGCATTCTGAAAAGCAATAGCTTTCTTATATTCCGGCTCTGCCTTTTGGAGCTCGGCCGTCTGCTCGGCCATATATTGCTTGGCTAGTTTTTTTTGTGCGGCAGTCTTTGAGTCCGAGTCGATGGCCGCCTGATTGACTGCAATCAGCCCTACAAGAGCGTCGTGATATTCGATAACCGACGCTTTTCCATTTTTATATGCCTGATAAATATCTTGCAGCGTTGTGATGCGATGCTGCTCATTCATGTTTTCGATTATTTTTACAAGCCATCCTGATATTGTCTGAAGCGCAGGTATCGAATCCTGCGTGAGCGACATGGTGTAGGATTTCCAAGCGGATTTCAGAGCCTCCGTGGTATCCTTGAACTCGCCCGACTTCTTGATTGTCTCTTCGCTTAAAACGATCCCAAGCCCGTGGGCTTTATCCTTAAGCTCCTGTAGTCCATTCGCGCCGAGCTTAATGATCGGAACAATCTCCTGCGCTCCGCGGCCGAAGAGCTGCAAGGCGAGCTTACTCTGCTCGGTCTCGTTGGTCATGCTCCCAAGAGCAGTTATCGTGTCGCTGAAAATATCATTCTGATCTCTGAAATTACCATTCGCGTCCTTGACGTTGACGCCCAGCGACTTGAAGGTTTCGGCGTTCGTGTCGAGGCCGCGCGTCATGAGCTTGATGGAGCTGGTGATCGATTCGAGCGTCGTCCCCGTCTGCTCGGCGGCGAACTTATACTCCTGCAATGCCGTCGTCGATATTCCGGTCTGATCGGACATATCGCTGATCTTGTCGCCATAGTCAGCGAGATCTTTTGTCGTATCGACAAAGGCCTTGCCAACGGCGAGAACTGCGGTGGCCGCAAGGATAAGGGGATTCGTTAAAAGTTTTCCGATCTTTGACCCGAGGCCGCCTAGCACCGAGTCGATTTCCTTGAACTGTGAAGTAAGATTCCCGGTTATATTTTTCCCGGTATTTTTTGCGGATTCCTCGGAGGCGGCGAGGGTTTTATCGAAACTTGACTTGTCGCCGATTATGCGGAAGAGCAGATCGCCGAGCAGGTTCGTAGCCATCACTCCCCCTTCATCCGATTTTCAGCGGCGGCAATACGCGCTTTCATCGCGTCCATGTCCGCCTTCTGCATTACGCCCTTCGATCCGCGCCGCTTAACCTTGCGCCCTTCGTAGTGTTTTTCACAGCCATACTCGTACATCGTCACCATCTGCGTAAACGGACTATCTAGCACATACTCGACCGTCCACCCGTACCACTCGCACAGGTCGGAGACGATCGCCCCGATCCTTATTTCGGCGCCGCCGTCTCCGGCGCCTGAAGAGGGTTTGCCTGTAAAAACTCCATAATGAGACCCATCGCGAGATGAAGCACGACGAGGCCCTGGGTTATAGATAGGTTGTCGAAAAGAAAATCAACGGTGATCTTCGGGTCGGACTTCTCGCCGATCTCCGCGATAATGGAAAGGATGAGGCGGAATTGCTCTTCCTTGATATCGTCCTGCTTCATCTTCGTGAGCGCGCTAAACTCGTCGAGGTGATCGAGAAGGAAGAGGCTCGAACGGAAAGAGAGGAAGGTCGCGTCGAAGGTGTGGACACAGCCCTTGAGCAGCGCCCGGCTGCGGGCGATCTTCTGCCTGAGGCTGGCCGACCGAAGTCGAGCGAGCGGGCCCTTGAAGCGGGCGAGCTCGGCCTCGTCTTCGGCGATGATGCGAGCAAGCTCCTTCCCCGAGCGGTCGGTGAATCGGACCGACCGCTCGGGGGGAGCGAAGACGTCGAGGTCGAGGATCTCGGCCATTACAGGATGCCCCTGTCCTGGTACATCTTCCACAGCTGCTTGCCGGGCGTGGCGATGGACGAGTCCAGGATGGCCGTCGCGCTGACCGCGTTCGACACGATGGGGTCGGCGTCGTCGTCCTTCTTGAAGGCGAGATCGTAGCCGCCGTCCATCGAGCACTTGTACGCCCAGAAGCGAACGATCTTGCCGTTCTCGTCGGTGTTCGTGATGCGGGCCATGAAGTAGGGAATGGTCGTCTTGCCGCCCGAGTAGGTCGTCTGGCTGGCGTAGGGCGTGTAGTCGTAGACGATGGTCATGGCCTGAGAGAGGGTCGTGACGGTCGCCGAGTCCCAGATCACGATGCCCCAGATGCCGGAGCCGGGTGACTGCTCGACGATCGCGTAGTCCGTGCCCAGGACGAGGGCGCCGTCGGTGCCGCCCGTGACGGAGGTCGGGGTGATCTTGGCCTTCGAGCCGTTCTGGTAGGTGAAGGGGATGAACTTGTCGTAGGCCCAGCCGCCCGAGGCGACGACCTGCGAGAACCCCGAGACGAGGGAACCAGCGACCGGCGTGCCCGATACATCGAAGGCGCCGCGCAGGATCGCGCGCACGTCCTCGCTCGCGGCCTCGCGCTGGTTGAAGCTGATCTGCAGGGTCTGATCGCTGGCGTACTTTTCCTCGAGGGCGTTGTCGCCCTTTAGCTGGGTCGCCTTGATGTCCTCTTTCAGCTTGAGGCTCTCGATAGATCCGACGTTTTTCCAGCTGATGGCGTCGGTGCCCGACGTGCTGGCCGCGAGCAGGGCCACGGCCGCCGCGTCGTAGGCGGCGATCTCGAGCAGCCCCGAGCCCTTGAGTCTGGCCGCGGCTTCCTGAAGCGAACTCTGGTAAGTAGCCATGTTAGATACCTCCCTCGTAATTGACGTGATACTCCGCGGCGATCCTAGACTCGCCCGTCGTGGCGTCTGGGAGCTCGACGCTCCTGACGTGTGAGATGCTCGATATCTTGTAGCCGGACTGGACGCCCTTATAGCGCTGCAGCCCAGCCTTAAGCGCGAGATCGATCGCCTTAACGCGGGCCATGCCCGAACGCGAGACGATGTTAAATTGCTTATTGTCGGAGCCGTCGTCGTCCTGGTTGACCCCGTCGGTTACGCTCGACAGGCTGACGTATTCGGTGATCGTCGCCCCGGCCGCGTTCTTCGCCGGCACGATGCCCCAATAAAACGGGATGGCGGGCGCCGGGATGGTGGCGAGGATCGGCGCGACGAGGGCTTGCAGAGCGGTTTCGATGCTCATTGCACTACCTCGCAATCGACGAGCTGCACCGCGCCACCCGACAGCCTTGACGGGTTGACGAGCTTGACGTCGTAGTATTCGGGCGCCGTCCCTGAATCCGGAACGACGCGCAGGCGCTCGCCGTACAGCGGGACCACAGCGCAGGTCATCGCGGCGCGGTGCGTCGAGAATAGGGTCGGCTTGTCCACGCTCGCACGCTCACGGGAACTCAAGACGCGTACATAGCCGCGATTCGAGCCGGAGCGGTCGGCCCAGGACGCAGTACCGTCCCATGTCGGGGTGTTGGTCTGCACATAGATCGTGGCGTTGTAGTGGGTGTCGATGCTCATATAGCAACCCTTGTGCCAAATAACGCGCCCGAACTCCGGCCGAGTTCCGGTAAACACCATGTAAACATCCGGTAAACATCCGGGGAAGCTCCGGTAAACACCAGGTAAACACCAGGTAAACACCATGTAAACATTATTGGAGCCCCCGATAGGCTGCGGCGATGTTCTTCGGCAGTTCCTCTGACGCCTTGGGAATAGTCGGGCGCATATAAGGCTTGCCACCATTGCGCGTTCTCGTTCCGCCATCTGGCATTTGTTCGCCTAGAAGAAACTCCTGATAAACCGCATAGGTCATAATGTCCTCATGGGTTTTGGGGTTGTCTGCGCGGTGAGGACCATATGCCCCCTCGATCTGCCCCTCGGCGTTAACTACGGCATGGTCAGGACCAATAGAGCCCTGGAGGGCTGTCGTATCGCGATTACAGAGCCGCTTCGCCTCGATAGCCGCGTCGCTCGTCGTCTTGTCGATGCCGAGGATAAGGGCGCGCTCGACGAGGGCCTCGATGGCCGCGCCGTTCCAGGTGAGCTCGCTCATGCGAAGCTCCTTTGGTTCGTGCCCAGGCGCGCGAGAATCTTCTCCCGCTCGGCCTCGAGGTCGGCCGCGGTGTAGCTGTACTCCCCTCCCCCGATCGACTCAGACTTAAGGCCCGGCTTCGAGGACACGGCGAGCGAGCAGAGGTCGTAGAGGGCCTTCACGCGCTTGGCGGTATCGGCTATCGGGACGTAGATCATAACGACTCGCTGGCCCCAGTCCTCGCGCGGGTGAGCGCCCGTGCCCAGACGCCGGATCTGCTTGCCGCCGGCCACGATCTCATAGTCCGAGGCGGCGAGGGTAACGGGGGTCTCCTCGCACCAGTCGCCGATGAAATTGTCGCGGTAGATGACGGTCTCGACGATGCTCGTCACGGACAGGACTGGGCGTTTCGGGAATAGGTAGTCGCCGGGGATCTCCTCCTCGAAGGTCTCGACCTGCGAAGCATGCGCGCCGAAGCGGCTAACGATCTCCTGCTCCTCGGCGTCGATGATCTCCTGGAGGGCCACGTCGGTCATGCCCGTGGATACGTGAGCCCGTAGCCCGGTCGGCGTGATGAGGCTCGAGGCGCTCGACCATATCGCGTAGAGCGTCGTGTCGGCCGAGATGGCGAAGACGGCGCCGGGGGCGTAGGTCGTACCCGTGCCATCCGCCGCGGTGTTCCAACCTGCGAAGGTGTAGCCGGCGAGATTGAGCGCGCCCCCGTTACCCTGGACCGTGACGGAAGCGCCCGCCGTGTAGGCGGTCGCGTCGACAGGGACAGAGCCGCCCGTCGCGCCGTTGCGGTGGTAGGTAAGGGAGACGCTCATTTACTCTTCCGCCTTCTCGAGCAACTTCTCGATGATGGCCGCGCGGTCGGTTTCCTCTATCCCTTGGTCGATGGCGAGGGCGAGGAGCTCGTCGTCGGTCTTGGCTTCGAGGATCTCGCGGGCGGACTGGTCTTCGTCGCCTCCGGTATCCGGATCTTGTTCTCCGTCGGTCTGCGCATCGGCACCCTCCTTGAGACCCTCGGCTTTCTTCGCGGCCCCAGCCTTCACCGCCCTGGCTTTCTCGGACCACATATCGAATGTCCTCATCGATCGCTCCTTGAAGTGGCGGGGCCTGTTAGAGCCCCGCCAGATCCCTACTTATTGATGTAGGCCATGTTGACCTGCTGGATGGTACCGGTCGCCGTGGCGTTGTTTTCCTGGATGACGCAGGGCTCGCCCACGTCGGGGTGGAAGATGACGCCGTTCTCCGACTCGAATTCGGTCGTGACCGAGGCCGCGCAGGGGAGGCTCTGGCACATGCCGTCCGCGAGGACGCCGATGATGCGGACCTTGGCGCCGGAGGCCACAGCCTTGGCGAGGGCCGTCTTGAAGGTGATCGCCAAGGCTGCGAGGGAGTCGACCTCGTTGAACTCCCAAGTGCCGTCCGTGCACTCGTAGGCCACGACGTCGCCAGAAGCCGCAGCACCGCCTGCGGGGTCGGTGGGGGCGCTGGTCACGTTGATGATCATGTCACCCGCGGCGGCCGCGACGCTCGCAGTATTCTTGGAGCCGGCCAGGGTTGCGGCGGCTGGGGCGTGGCCGCCGTTGGTCGTGGCGGGGTAGAGCATGGAGAGGGTGTGCGCGGTGCCAGCGCAGGTTACGAGGGCGCGCAGCATGACCGCACGGAACCCGGTGAGGCCGGGTACATTGTGCTGGATGATGGTGCCGAAGGCAATGGACTTCTTGCCGAAGGGCAGAAGCTTCTGGACGTTCGCGAGCATTTGATCCTTCCTTTGGGCTGAGGTTTGTCACCACGCCCGAGAGAGCCGCGCCGGGGGATTGCTCCCCCGGCTATTCGAATCACGCGATGTTCGTGACCTTGGCGAACGCGAGGGGGCGCTTCCAGACGAAACAGCCGCGCGTCCAGCAGCGGATCGCGTACTTGTTGGAGATGAAGTCGGAGGCGTGGCTATCCGAGATCTCGATCGTGATTCCGGAGCGCTCGGCGTAGCACATGCGGGCGAAGTCGCCGAGGACGGCCGTGCCCTTGGGCAGACGGAAGGTCGCGACGAGAGTCCGGCCCCAGACGCGCATCGGGCCGATGTCGGCGGGATGGCCCCAGATGTACTGGCCGTTGTCGCTCTTCATAAGCTGGATGGGCTCCCAGTTCTCCCCGTTGACCGCGACCATGTTCGGCTCGGCGAAGCCGTTCTTCTGGACCTTGCCCATAGCCATGTACAGGGCGTCGAGAGGCATCTGTCCCTGGGCGTCCTGGGTGTTGATGCCGGTCTTGTTGATGAGACCCTGAAGCACGGGGGTCGAGCCCGAGCCGTTGTACAGCTCGTAGTCGAGAAGCTCGCGCAGGCCCAGGGTCAGCTCGTCGTTGACGATGCCCTGGATCTGCGGCACGTCGTCGAGCTGCTTGCGGGTGATCGGGAGCCAGTGGCCCACGTCCTCGACGGGGACCGAGCGCTCGGTGAAGGCGAAGGCGGACTCCCCATAGGCGCCAGTCTCGGCCTTCTCAGCCGCGGCCTGGGTCCGGGTCGTCTCCTCCATGTACACGTAGGAGCTCTGGGATGTCAGGCGCTTGGGGATCTTGTCGAAGAGGCCCACGGACTCGACGGGCATCATCTCGATCTCGCCCGTACGCACGGCCTGAGGCGCGAAGCCGGCGGCCGTGGTCATGAGGGTCTTGAGGCCGCGGTCGGCGAAATGGAGCTTGAAGCCGCGCAGCCCGCCGTCGCCGAGGGCGGCCTTGAACTCGGCCGACTCGGTGAAGAGCTCGCCGAGAGACTTCACGCCCCTGGCGCCGGGCTCGCCGTGTTGCATGCGGCCCTTCGTCTCGGGGTCGGGCTCGTGGTCGTCGAAGCTCGCGAGAGCCTTGACGAGGTTGTCGACCTCGGCGCCGAGGGCGTCCTGCTGGTCCTTCATCTTGCGCATCTCGCCGATGCGGGTCTGGAGGTCGCCGGTCAGGCCGGTCGCCTTCATGAGGTCGAAGTCGCCGCCGTCCACCTTGGACTCGTCGCGGGCCTTCTTGATCTTCTCGTTTACGGCGGTGAGCTCGTTGCGCTTCGCCACCAGGTCGGACTTGATAGCCATTACAGACTCCTTGCTAGGTCGTTTGCTTCGATCTGCCCGAACAGGGCAGCCACTTCCGCGCGCGCCTTCGCGGCCTCGGCCTCCGGGTCGGAAAGCGCGATGCGAGTAAGCTCGCCCGCCGCCTTCGTAAGCTCCGAGGCGATAGCCTTGAGGCCGTCGCGGTTCTTCTGCGCCGCCGGCTCTTTGCCCTTCTCCGCCCTGAGGTCCGCGATGCTTTGCGATCGCTTGACGAATTCGGCCACATCAGCCAGGAGCTTCTCTGCGTGCTCCTGGTAGGTGGACGAGTCCGCGCCTAGGCCTTTGATGTCCAAGGTCCGGGTATCGATCCCCGCGCCCAAAAGGACGGGGGATACTTCATAGACGCTCAATTTCTTGAGGCGTCGGATGTCCTGATTTGTAGCGGGATCCTTGATGAATTCCTTCTCGAGTACGTCGAAGCCGAAAGACCATTCCCCGAGCTCGCCGATATTCTTGACGGTTTTATAGGTCTCGAGGCCGCCCGCGGTGTCGAGGAAAAACTGGCCGTCGAAGATGAGCTCGTTCCCCACTTCGGAAATCGTGCCCTTCCCGACAGGCATAGCTCCGCCCCAACTGGAATGGTTGTATGCGCTGATACGGACCTTCTGCCCGTTGACGATCGCACCGGCGGGGATGATGTCGCCGTCATGGTCAACGACGCCGAGGGTCGCGAAGACGGCCTTGACCGTCCCGGCTTCGGAGACGGCCAGGTCCTTGAATTGTATCTGCTTGCGTTCCGGCATCATGCGCCTCCGGTTTTATTGAGGTAGACGAAATCATTCCACCATCCCGAAAGGGGGGTGATGGGCGCCAATATTTTCCATCCGATAGTAATCGTCGGATCGCTAAAGGAATTGGTTATTCGGGCCAAGCGGATAAAAAACCATTGCAGGACTACGAAGTTCAGAAACCCCAACCACGTAATGCGCATCATGCGCCTCCTGAAATTGTGGGCGAAAAACTGAGCGTCCCTTGAGGATGCTCGAGTTCGGTTTCTCGCTCGGCTTCCTCGAAGGTGAACGTCTGCCCGTTGCGCTCGTCGCACTCGTCGTCGAAGCTGCCCTTCTGCGAATCGAAGGCGAGCATCGAGTCGAACGTCCCCGAGCCCTTCGCAACCTCGATGCTTGATACGTTCTGCGCGTACTTCGTCTCGGTTCGGCTGATCGTCTCTGCCCGATACTGCCTGGCCGCCTTGTCGCCGGCCGCCGCCGCCTTCTCCTCGCTCCAGCCGCGGGCGATGGCGCGGTCGTGCGCTTCCTTCGCCACGCCGGGGTACATCGAGGCGCCCTCGACGTTGGAGCGCATGGTGCGGGCGATCTCGCGCGGCCCGAGGCCAGCAGTGCGGCCCTCGGCGAGCGCCTTGAAGACCGCGTCTTGGGTCTGCTTCTCGAGGTTGACGAGGGCGATATGCTTCCCGCCCTTGGCGAGAATCTCGCGCTGGACGAGGTCAGGCAGGTCGAGGGCGACGCCATAGATGGCCTTGATGTTGCGCACGGTCGTCTGGGTCACGGCGAGGTAGTGGCCCTTCCACGCCAGCTCATCGGACAGGGCGCCGGCCTGGGTGGCGCGGGTCACGATCTTGTTGGCCTCAGCCTCGAGCTCGATGCCCTCGGGGCTATTCGGATCGATCTCTTCGGCTTTGCGGGCAGCGGGCGCGCGCGAGGCCAGGCCCGACGACTCGTAAGCGGAGACGATGCGATCGGCGATCGACACAAAGCCGCTTTCTAGCTCGCCCGTGTACGCGGCGCGGTGGCGCTCCTCGTACTGCGCCTGAGCCTTGGCAAATGCGCGCTCGCGGGAGGCGCCCTTCGTGTGGCGGGACTTCGAGACGGCGGGATCGGCGGGCGCGGCCGTGGATGTAGCAGGAGACGGATTGAGCGCCTCGATCTGCTCGAGGGTCAGCCCGTCCGGGACCTCGGTCACGCTGAACGGTACGCGCCTGATCTCGTCGGCGGGGGTCGTCTCGAAGCCGAGCTCCTTGCGCGCTTCAGCCCTCGAAATCACGCCGCCCGCGAAGTCGTTGACCATCCTGGTATGCAGCTTGTCCTCGTCCTCCTGTAGGACACGGACCTCGGACAGATCGAACTTGACCGTCCACTCGTCGGGGTTGGGCTCGAAGTCGTCGAGGAGCTGCGTCTCGAGCTCCGGCCCGATGAGGCGCTGGATCGGGATGATGGCGTCCTCGTAGGATTGCTCGCGCAGGCTCGTCATGGTCGCGCCTACGGCCGTCTGCGCAAGGCCCGCGCCGAATCCTACGACGGCCGCCTTGACTCCGGTCACGGCGCAGACGCGCTCCTCGGGGATGCCGCGCATAGACGACAGATCCATGGCGGCAGGGGAGAAGCCGAATTGCTGAACCTTCGTCGGGCCCGCGTTGACCATAGGCTCGCCGCGATTGTCGCCGGAGAAGTGCGCCTTGATGTATTTCTTCGCCGCCTCGGCATCGAAGCCGCCGAGCACCTGCCCCGCCGCCACGTCGGGCGAGAAGAGGAGGCCGGGCACGCCCATGTTATGCAGCATGGAGGCCGCGAAGTTGTCGGCTTCCTCGTCGGTCGCCGCGTCGCGGATGACGGACTTCAGGGGCGCGAAGCCCTTGCGAGGGTTGAATGGGTCGATGCCGTAGCGCAGGTGGATCACGTCGGAGGGGTCGAGCTTCTGCGGCATCATCCCGCCGGGCGTGTACTGGTAGTAGCTCACGAAATCATTGGAGCCCTGGTTGACCATGGGCTCCATTTGGAAGTGCGGCACGTACCAAAGTTCGCGGACGGACAGATCGCGGTTGCGGACTTTGACCATGTAGCCGTTGCCGTCCCAGATCAGGGACAGGATCACGCCCCACCAGAGCACCGTCCCCGAGTAGTTGGGATTCGGGCGGTTAAGGAGCTTGAGCATCGCATGATCTTTGACCGCCTCGCCCTTTCCGTCCTCGAGGTATATCGGGGCCTCGGGCCAGCGGCGGACGATCCAGAGCAGGACAGCCATGAGGAGCGAGGAGCCGGTCGGGTCGGCGGACAGCTTCGAATAGTCGCGCTTCGTACCGTAGGCGAAGGCGCCGAGGAAGCGGGAGAAGAGGCCGTGCTGCATCTCGGCGAGGGCCTTGCGGTTGGATACGATGGGGGAGCGGATGGTCATACGAACCCCCATTTAAGGCCAGGCTGTATCAGCTCATCGATCGCGTATCGCGCCGCGGCGAGGGCGTCGTCGTGGAAGCTGAATATCTCCTCGGTAGGCTGCCCGTTCTTGTCTTTCTTGTAGACCGCCCCCCGCACTTCCGTCGCGAGGCCTGGGCAGGCCTCGGGGTCGATGTGCCAGCGATGGCCGCGCAGGTAGGCGAAGCCCGACTTAACGAAGTCGGGCCGGCCGGACTTGTTGACGCCGACCATGTTGAAGCCAGCCTGCTGCCATTCCAGGATAGTCTTAGGCTCGGCCGAGTCGCCGCGCTGTAGCTCATGCTTCCCGACGATGGGCGCGGCCGCGGCGATGATCCCTGAGTTGACGAGCTGCCGCACGTATAGCTCGCTGAAGCTGTAGAGTTCCCCGTCCTTGACGCCGATGCCCTCGGTCGCGTCGAAATGCTGGAAGCCGAAGTCGTGGCCCCAGAGTACCTGATCGAAGTCCTCGACCTTGTAGGGGCAGGGCTCATAGACGACATTCGGGAAAGCCGCGTCGCCAAGCTCGCCCCATTCACCCAGGGCGTAAACTTGATACATGGTCGGGTCGGTGAGGCGAAGGGCCTCGAGCTCAGCCTTATAGCCCTCGTCGATCCACTGGTTGTCGAGGTAGGTCGAGCGCAGGATTGTCGCGTTCGGCTTGGGGTTGTCAAAGAATTCCGCCTTCAGCCAGTGGCTAACCGATATCGGGTTGAAGGTTAGCGTCATCTGGAACGGCTGGCGGGCCTGGCCTCGTAAGCGCAGGTTCAGTTGCCGGAAGTCCTCGGGCTCGAACTCAGATGCTTCCTCGAGGCGGATATCGGTCAAGGGGCCGGACTTAAACGTCACGGACTTCGCATGCTCGCGCGCCCTGATGTCATTCATGCCGCGGAAGATGACCTCGTTGCCGTTGTGCTTGTTTCGGATCGTCAGCGCCGATTCAGATATGTCGTACAGCGGGGTAAGGTGCCAGGTATCGATCTTGTTGACGAGATCGGCGAATGTCGAATAGCGGTTGGACTCGCCGACCTTGCGCAGGATCATGTAGTTGTGGCCGGGCTCGGCGGTGAGCCTGAAGGCGTCGCGTTGCGCGGCCCCGACCGATTTGCCGGACCCCGCCCCGCCTACCCAGACGTTGAAGCGGTTGTGATCCCAGATCGTCGCGTAGAACTTCGGGTTCATCCACGCGGGCAGGGTTTTGAAATCTACAGAGAGCACGGTCGCCCCCAGGTTGGCGGTGAAGATGATCGCGGCGAGAAAGGCGGCGATCCTACGCATCGGGCGCCCCCTCGGGTTTTGGGGGTAGGCCGATGCTGATCGGGCCGAGGAGCTCGACCTTGCTGCCCTCGGTTGCCTCGCGGATCTCGCGCATGAGGGAGACGGCAGCCGGGCCGCCGGATATCAGCACCTGCTTGACGACGCGGTTGACCAGCTTCTCGCCGGTCATGTCCTGCTCGGCCCCGTCGACCCTGACCTTGAAGCGCTCGGCTAGGAACTCGCCGTATATCTGAGACATGAGCTTTTTCTCATGGCGAGCGACGACGGATTTCTTCCCGCCGGCGCTCCCCCGCTTCTTTGCTTCGTCTTTGCTTAGAGCTCGTATCGGCCTAAGATTCGCAGTTTTATCTCTAGGCATAGCACATTCCTTCGGAAGTCTTTATGCCATAAGGCCAATAAATCGCCTTAGAATCGCCTCTTTTTGTTGACAACCAAAGCCGCTTAGGATATAGTATTAGTATCACGAGATTGAGGAGGACGATATGAACAAGACGATTAGTAAGTACATGAGCGAGCAGGGTGCAAAGGGTGGAGCTGCGAAGTCCGATAGCAAGACCGCGGCCGTGCAAGCCAATGGGGCTCTCGGCGGGCGCCCTTCCGGGAAGATCATCACGGCATGGAAAGACGACATCAAGGTCGGTATCTGGGACAACGAGGAGTGGACTCTTCGCCTCTACGCCGATCGCGCCGTGCTGCATTACCCGACCGTCAAATGGGTCAACAATAGCGGCAGCCTGAAATACTGCTCGATGCGAATCGAGGGCAAGACGCACGCGCGCCTGCTCAAGATCGCTGACAATCAGATCGCCGACGACGAGGACTACACCGAAGAAGTCAAAGAGCTTGTTTGGGACTACATGAGGTAATCGATTGAAAGCTCTCACGGTAAAAAACCCCTGGGCATATTTGATATGCTCGGGGGCGAAGGACATCGAGAACCGATCATGGCGCACATCGTTTCGCGGGCGCGTGCTCATCCACTCGGCCGCCGCCCTCGATCTGCGCGACTTCGTCCCGCGCGTCGACTGCCCCGCGCCCCGCTCGGCTATTATCGGCTCGGTCGAGATAGTCGACTGCATCCGCGACAGCTCAAGCCCGTGGGCCTTCGCCGGATTCTGGCACTGGGTTTTGTGCGACCCCGTGCTCTTCGAGCGCCCGATACTAGACATTCGCGGCGCCCTCTCGTTTTGGGAGATACCGGAAGGAATAAGTATTCCGGTTTGCCGAAACTGTCTTGTTGAGTGATTTAAGATTTTTGTTCGGAGAAGTGTGCCCGGCTCTTACTAGAATCCAGTTTTTTTCTCTCATCCATGATTTTGCAAACCCCTTATGTGAGGTTGTAATTCCCACGTAATCGATTTTCGAGTTGTAATAATTTGCACAGAAATTAACTAGGCGGGAATTTAACCCTATCCCTTGGTAATCAGGGAGCACCACGAATCGATGACCCTTCATCATGGACAATCCCATCGTGTTAGGGAAATGAATCCATGCGCTGAACCCAATGGGCTTGCCGTGGTAGAACGCGACAAACTCATCAGCCGAGGAGCTGATGTCGTGATTTAGATAGTGATAACGCCTAAACATTCCCCATAACCCTTTAACTTTGCGAACTTCAATATCGATTTGGGGGCGACAAACCGACCCCCTTGTCATCTGCATTTCGTCTGTCGAGAAAACCCAATCCGGCTCAAGCCAGTCGATTACGTCGTAGTGACAGGTGACGGCGATGAACTTCTTACCCGATCGCCTGACGCTACGCTGCAACGCGAGGCTTCCGATCTGCGCGACCTCGCGGTCAACGACCGACGTATACTCGTCGAAGATGATGATCTCTTGATCTTGGAGGATCGCCCGCGCGAGGTCGACGCGCATTTTCTCGCCGTTCGACAGAACTTCGTAGGGCTTGAGCCAGGAAGGCGGCGAGGCGAAGCCGACCGAGGACAGCACGCCGAAAAGATCGACGCTCGGGATCTTCTTGTCGAAGTCATCTATCACGCAGGCGGACTTATACTTGAATTTCGCGAAGTATTCGCCGAAAAGCTCGCGGGCTATCGTCGTCTTGCCGGTCCCCGACTTGCCGACGATGACGCCGATATTCCAGGACTCAGGCGGCGTGATCTCGCCCGTGAAGCGCTCGTCGAAACGATCCTCGGAGATGTCGAATTGATCGTAGAGCTGGGCGACACGGAAAGACTTCGTGCCGATCTCGTTATGTTTCACAATGTCGAAATTCGGCATTGAAGCCCCCTTTCGACGAACTCGGCATACAGCGATTGCGCTTCATCGTCATCCGCAACAGCTATGATCAGCTCGATCTTTTCGTGATAGCTCGCCTCGTCGCTCTCGCCCTTGGTTTCGGTTTCGCTCTTGCTCTCGCCGATTTCAAGCGTCCCGCTCGGCAGGTTTAATTCCTCGCTATCGATTTCCAGCCCGTCCATAAACTCGATGACGCTGTCCACGCTCATCGTGCCATACTGCGAATTGAGCCGCAGGAGCTTCTGCTTCGCCTCGGCTTCGTCCTTCGCCTCGACGTAGGAGACCGGGAATAGTGGCAGATTCTCCCCGCGTCGGCGCATCTCGGCGAGGGCCTGGATGCGGCCGTGTCCGTCCAGGCAGCGGTTATGGCCGTCGCCATTCCAGACGAAGAAGGGGAACGAGAAGCCGTACTTGGTGATCGAGGTAATAATCTTCTCGACATCGGCGGCGGTGCGCTTCTTGAGGTTGCCCTGAAATTCTTCGATGGCGTCGAGAGGGAGAAGATCAGCGCCGCGGCACTCGATGCGGATATTCGTCGGCCGCCCCTCTGGGCGCTTCATAGCCGGCGGCCCCTTCTCGGCAGGCGTGTTGGGTTTCTGCGTCTTTAGGTTTTCATGGGTGGCCTTCTTACTTGCGGTCTTCGAGGAGTCATTCGTCTTCGCTTTCTTCTTGCCCGAGCGAGCGCCTACGACGGCCTCAGCTTTCGCCTTAGCCGTCGAGGCCTTCGGGTTTCTCGCTCCGCTTTCTCGCGTCATGCGCGAAGATTGCGCCCACCTACAAGCCCCTACAACGTCCTACTATGGCGACAAATGCGACAAAGGCGACATTTATTAAATATCTCCAAGTAATTCGGCAGAAATCGTACTACCGCCCCGTCGCCGCCTTCGCCAGTATCCTCCCCCAGTCCATCTCCATCATCTCGCCCTCGGTGACGGTTGAGTCGTCCGGCGCAGGAAGGAGGCGCGCTGCGAGCTCGGCGCTCAGCTGGTCGGCCGCGCGGATCCTTAGCTGCCGCCGGGCCTCGGGAAGGAGCTTCTCCATCGCCTGGATGTCGGGCGGGTAGCCGTTGACCTGGTTGATATGGCTCGGGCAAGTCGCGCGCATCTGTAGCCGGAGCTCGTCGAGCTCGGGCGCGGTGAGGCCCGAGAGGTACTCGGCGACGTCGTCGCGCTGGCCGAGGGGATAGGGGCCGTAGTAACCCGACGCCCAGATGACGAACTCCTTCACGGTCATGCGCCGGCCTTGTCTATCCAAGACACGTCGGCGGCTGCGGCGTCCTTGCGCCATTGCGCCCAGAGGTCCTCGAGGGCGGACAGCATCTTTGAGGGGGTGAAGGGTGACCAGTAGGGCTTTCCCGACTCGTAAAGGCGCCAATAGGTCTCGAGGAGGCCAAGCGCTGCGGCTTCGGGCTCGAGGTTGTCGGCGGAGGCTTTACGGCGAATCGCGGAGGCAAGGCGGACGAGGTTCGTGTTCTCTTTGGCGGGGGAAGCGAACTCGGGGACCTTGGCGCGGAAGCTGTCGGCAAGAGCGTCGCGGAGGAGGTCGCGGGGTTTCGGGGGCTTCCTGGACGCGCGAGCTTCGCGAGGAGAAGAGGGGGACGAGGAGGGGCGAGAGGTCGCCGCTTCGTTGCTCTCTTCTCCGGGTCTGAAGATTTCCGTGACCACGAAGGGCGAGTCCGCGACAGCGGACGCCTCTTCTCTTTCTTTCTTACTATCTGGAGGTGAAGGTGAAGGTGAAGAGCTTTCTCCTGGGTTATGGTTTGGGTTACGTTCCGGTATACCGGATGATAACCCCCCGGTTAACCCCCCGGTTTCTTGTGGGTTATTTTTAGGAGGTCGACCTCCTGTAAGTCCATTCTGTCTAGCTGAATCTCGCCTTTTCTCTGCTTTAGTCATTTCTTCGTCTGCTCGCTTGTTTTTGTAATTCCCGTTCTCGAGCGTGAAATAATAACCCAGGATAAACCGGGCGGTTTCGCTATCGGTTTTAGCTACTCGGGCTAAACGATCAATATCTGCCCCAATATCTCCATTTTTTAGCCAATAGTGCATGAGTAAAAGCAAGTAGGCCCCGTGTTCTTTGTCTAACAGTTGTTCAGTGTCACGGAGGTAGTCGCCTATGTAGATAGGCATCCAGATATCTACCTTTGCCATTTTACTTTGCTTCCCACGCCTTAATCTGAGGCACGACACGAAGGCGCCATGTCTCAAGCTGAGAGGCTAAGACTACGGCTTGCTTGCGTACTGTGCCGTCTGGGCACTTTGTCTCCCTTAGCGCAAGGTATCCGGCTTCAATAGCCGATTGCGTCGGAAGATCGGCGCGCGTCAAATAGTCTCGATCGCGAAGATAGGGGAATACTTCGGTCTTTGGATGAAGGTCGAAATGCTTGGCCGCGTCGGTGATCGACATAGTGCGCTCGGATCGCATGAGGGCCTCGAAGGACTCGACCTTGGGCGCAGCGATCGCGAGGGCGGCCGTTTTGGCCTCGATTTCCTTTGCCTGATCGGCGGCGAGCTGTAGGGCTTCGGCGTAGGTCTTAGGAATGGCAGGCGTCGCGCCGCGCTCTAGTTCTATCCATCGGTCAATAATGCGGGCGCGAAGCTCGACCGAATAGCCGGAGACGAGGATCATGGTCTCGCGATAGGGGACATGATAAAAGCGATAGGTTTGACCATTTTGGGCATTCTGGTAGGTGTCCGCTTTAAGTTGACACCCCACCTTCGGCAATTCATTTTCAATCGAGCGGATTATACTACTATGTGCAGTATACAAAAGCTCCGCGATCTCGCGCGAATCCATCGCCAACACGCCGTCAATCTTGATTAGATCGTTCATTATTTTTCGCTCCTTAAAAAAAGAATAGCCCCCGAGCCGGTGGTAGCGGCAATCGGGGGCTATAGACAGGAATGGGTCCGAGAGGCTACCACCTCTCTCGCACCCATCACTGACACCATACTACGCCCGAGCCCCCGGCTTGTCAACCCGCGGGTAATGCCAGTCGCAGGCTTTATCCGTCTCTTTGATCGTCAGGCACGATAGGGCGCAGAACGTCCCGCCTACGAAGCCTGGCTCATACGCCCCACAGGTGCCGCAGAGCTTGGGCTCCGGAGGCGGCGGGGGCTCGGCGAAGAGGTCGAGATCCTTCATCCTGCCCCGCCTGGCTTAAACTGCGAGCACCTACCCATGGCCCGGTCGACCTTGCGATGGAGGAGAAGGCAGGTGCTCGGCTCCTTCCAGTGAGGGAAGGGCCGCTCGATGTTTCGGCAGTCGTAGCACGAGGGCTTGCCGGGAAGCCATCGCTCGGAGTAGTTGTCGAATAGCTCCAGCTCAGGCATGGGGGCCCTCGGCACTCGTGGCCTCCGGCGCGGCGGATCGAATTACGGGGCCACACGGCTCGGGATATGCGTCCCCATCCTGATCGTAATTCGGTACGACATGACACTCGCTCTCTCCATACGGCTCGATTTCACGCTCCACAAGCTCCGCTCCGCAAGCCGAACAGTGGCCGACGATTATGCGCTCGCTCATGCCTTCCCTCCCGGCGCTTCATGGGCGAGGGATGAACCTTCGATGATTTTCACTACGTCGCGCAAAAACACAATGTCCCCCCGCTTGTCAGGAATAAGTCTCCCCTCGGACTTCGACCATGCGAATCGTTCCACTTGCTCTTGGACTTTACGAGCCATCTTGCGGCGGCTAATATAAGCGGTCGGCTCGAAACCCTCGGCGTAACTCATTTCTCCCCCTCACGTGTCGTCCCCTCTGCGGGCTTTCGTTCGTAGTACGGGAATCCGTGGTCGGAGCAGAGGCGCTCTTTGTCCTCGATGTTGCATTCGTGGATCGGGCCTTCGCCATGCGCACACGTCGCACAAGAAGGCCCCTCTGCGGTAGTGGCGAGGGCGGCGCGGAGGGCGTGCCATTCAGCGATTACTCCTGGACCGCTCCTATAGGCGACAAACTCGCTAGGTGAATCCGGGTTGCATAGATATCGGTCTATTAATCGCCGAGCCGCCGCTCTCATCTCCTCGCCCTTGCGCTCGGCCACTGTTATCGAAGCAAGCCGGGTGATTGTACTTTCCGGCGTGTGCCCGTCGTAGGCTAGAGGTATTTCAACTTCTCGACAAGGCATCTGATCCCACAATTCAATCTTGTAGTGATATGAAACTTGCCCGGCAGGAGTATTGATATACACAACGAATAGACCATCCCACACGCTCCCGTCTCCGTTACGCTTTGATTTTACGCATTGATCGGGCATAAGCGTAACGAGCGCCCGAGTGAGGGCGAATCGATGCGCATAGAGCTCGTCTAGCGTGTGGTATTCGTCCCCCTGCTCGCGGGCCGAAGCGAGCCCTTTGACCTTATCAAGCGCTGCATCCTTTGCAATTAGGCACTCCGGCTTAGTCATGCCGAGCGTCGCAGCGCGACACTCTTCAACAATCTGCGCGCGGGCCGAGGCGAGGCGGGCCTCATCCCGCTGTCGTATCGCGAGGTCGCCTCGTTCGCGCTCGGAGATGCAATCAGCGCGAGCCGACGCGAGACGGGCATAGATTGCAATCTTTTGTCTACTAAACTCAGCCCCTAGCGCGGCATACTCTGCGCTATCAATATTATGTTCTTTAGACGAGGCGCTGAATCCTAGCGCGAAAAAAGCATCAAGTTGTGTATCCAGCTCCCGCGCGTCCTTCGCTTCGGGCTGGGTAGGCTGAGAATTAACGTCAGACAGATATTCCATTTCGTGCGTTACTGGATCAATGCCGATTCTTTTTGTCGCGTTCATCGCCTTACTCCTTACGGGCAAACTGCCCAAAATAATCTTTCTCAGCTTGCTTACGGGCCACGATTGCCTCTTGTTCGGTATCGAATATTCCCAGGCAAATAACCTTGTGGTTGAGGCATATTCGAGCTTCCCACTTATTTCGATGTGGGTGAACACCTACTGTCCCTGTTTTCTTTTTTCGCATAGGGGCCCGGTTGATCGCATTTTCGTGCTGAGAACAAATACGGAGATTGCTTCTACGATTGTTTAGTGGGTTCCCGTCTATATGATCGACTACCATATCTTGCGGAGGACTAAGCAATACGCGACCGATGGGAGTACGCGCTCCATAGGCATTCCGGGAGCAAGCCGCGATCCTAACACTCGCGACTATTCCGCCCTTTCTGTAAAGCACTTCCCATGTATACCTGTTAATCACTTCGAAATCAGAGGCGTCGATTTCGAAATTGCCACCTGATGCCTTAATGATCATTTTTCTACTACCGTGTAGCCGTAGCGGGAAAATATTTCCCTGAGCGCTCCCTGATCGGAATCATCCATAGCCCATCCAGATATATCATCAAGCATCGCCATCGGCACTACCTTCGCCGCTTCGGGCTGGGGGCGGGAGGCGAGATATTCGTCAAGGTCATTGGATGCAGATGCGGCTTCTCCCCAATCCTGATCGCTGATCGCGTTCGCTAATTTATTGGAGGCTTGTTTTAACAGCCCCTCCCCCTGTTCGGCTGGGGCGGGCTCCGGGAAGGACTCACGGAGGACGGCAAGCATTTCGGCCTTTACCTTGCTCCAATTTTCTATCCGCTCCTTTTTGTTTTTCAACACGCGAGCGGCTCCGAGTTCTATTCCGTGGGCAAAGGCCGAATCTATCGCCTTTTCTATTTCGTCTATCTGCTTGCTCATATCCCTATATCCTCCTCGAGCTGCCGGACCTCGTCGAGGAGGTCGCGGATCTCATCACCCTGCCCGCCCTTGAACATGCGGCGGCGATCTTGTCGGCGAACTGCGGATACATGGCGGCCCAGGTAGTGCGGCCGCGGTCGTGGTACTCGCGGTGGTGGGTGAAACAGAGAAAAATAGTGTTCCATGGCTCCCTCGGGCCGCCTGAACCGCGGCTGATTATTTCGTGCGGGTCGGCGCGAGCCCCGCAGATTTCACAGCTCTTGGGCTCGTCGCAGTCGTCGAACTTCACGCTTGCCTCACTGCCCCGCCGTAGACACGGCGCGGCTCTTCGTTGATGTACTCGGTGAGCCATAAGCCGTTTGAATCGGCCCATGCGTGGATGAACTCGATCAGCTGCGCGGCCTGCGCGGTATCGGCGTCGGCCTCGCTCATAGGCTCAAGAGCCTTCGTGATCGGATCGACGATGGCCTCGCCCTGGCGGTTCATCTTGGGAGGCCAATATCCTTCCTTCATCGCCATGAGCTTGAGGGCTCGGGCGATCTCTTCGGGGGAGTACTCGATATCGGGCGTCGATAGCTGCTCGGCGATATCGGCGTAATGTCCATGAGAATGGGAGTTCTGTGAGCGAAAGCCCGTCGACCGCTTCTTGCGCGGGGTCTCGATGCGCAAGTCGTAGCGATCGACGGGCAGGCCTTTCTTGACGAGCTCGGCATATTCGGCCGCCCTGGACAGCGGGATCTCGAAAGAGACGATCCGCGGCGATCCAGCAGAGAGGCGGCGAACATGCACGAGCTCGAGCTTCATGTCAGCTTCTCCGCAGCCGTGCGCGCCCGGGCGAAGATCGTCGCGCAGCCGTCTAGTATCGTTTGAGCCTCAGGGCTGGCAACGGCCGGCGCCTGGACCGCCTCGAGGGCGGCGATGTAGGCGAGGATCTTCTCGGCGTCTCCCGCCTGAGCCGCCTTTCGCTCGGCCTCTACCCTAGCGAGCCGTTCCGCTTCGAGCCTCGCGGCTTCCTCGCGAAGCGCCTTAGCTTCGGCGTCGGCCTTGGCTTGTAGGGCGCGCCTGGCCTTCTCTGCCTCTTCTTGGGCCAGGGCGAGGGCCCGGGCGGCCTTTTCGCGCTCGATCCTAGCCGCCTCGTCCTTGGCCTTCTGCTCGGCCTCGAGGCGTGCGCGTTCCTGGGCTTCTTCGGCCTCGCGGGCCCGACGCTCTTCCTCGACTTTTGCCCGCTCGGCGGCGATCTCGGCTTCCCTCGCCTCCGCTTCCACCCTTAGGCGCGCATTCTCGGCGGCGATTTTGGCCTGCTCTTCTTGTGCCGCCTTCTCGGCCGCGATGCGATCTTCCTCCGCCTGGCGTTGCGCCTTGAGCTTGGCTTCAGCCGCGATCTGCGAATTCTCGAGGAGCTGTTTGAAGGAGGCTTCGGGCATGTTGCCGAGGTCATAGAAAGAGGTGTCAACCTGGTAGAGGGCGAGCTCCTCGGCCCGCGCGCAGCGCAGCGCCTCGACGCGGGCCGCCTCCGCCCTCTCGACGAATTGTTCCTTCTCGAGGAGGGCCGTCTCAAGGGGCTTTGTCACGCCTTCGATGAGGTTGTAGATCGAATCGATGAATCGCCCCTCGATGAGCGCCCCCTCTTTGAGCTTATCGTGCGTCTTCTTGGCGTTGACCCGCACTTCCTTCAGCTTGAGCCGGCCCTCGCGGGCAAGCGCCATTTCCTTCGTCTGCTTCGCGTCGGTGATGACGAGGCCTTTTACTTCCTGCTCCCATTTCGCGGCCTGCTCGAAGTAGGCAGAAAAGAAGGCGAGGACGGTCTGGGCTTTTGTCTTCTCGATGCCGCTCTCCGCTACGAGTAGGGCTACGGCTTGCGGCTGCTCGGTGACTGCTTGTGTCTCAACGGTTTTACTCATGCTTGTAACTCCTTATTGGATTTGCCCGTGGCATCGCGCACAAAGCCAAACAACTTCTAATGGCTTTGAATAATCAGCATGATGCGCGTGAATGTGAAATTTGCTTCCGCATATTTCACACGCATCAGGCTTTATCAATTTTCCATCGCGAACAGCGGCATACAGAATATTGTGCGCGCGATACTTCTCTGGGTTCCTTAACCTCCATTCCTTTGACCGAATCCCAGATTGCTTTAATCTTTCCCCGGTATTTCTTTTTTTATCATAAGCCGCTAATTTGCCTGGATGCTCAATTCGCCTAAGTCGCTCATCTTTTTTGCAGCATTCCTTACATTTCCCCAGATGGTCATCAGCCATCTGGGGATGTATATAAAAACTATCAATCTCTTTTGCAATACCGCACTTAATACAAACTTTCATCTGATCCTCCGGGGGCAGTATATCACGGAAGACCATTAATTAAAAGGGATATCGTCGGTGAAGTCGTCGCCGGCCGTGGCGCCCTGGCCGGCCCCTGCGCTCGCGGGCTGCCCGGCAGACCGGCGCTCGGCCTGGCCGGTCTGCGCCCCGCCTTGGCCTCCCTGGGAGCCGAGGAGCTGGACGGTGTTCGCGGTGACGAGGATCTTGGAGCGCGTCTGGCCGTCCTGCTCCCACTTGTCCTGGCGCATCGAACCCTCGACGGCGACGGGCTTGCCTTTCGTGAGGTACTGGTTGATCGACTCGCCCTGCTTGCCCCATAGATCGACATCCCAAAAGCTGGATTCCTCGATCCACTGATCGCCCTTCTTGCGCCGCGAGCCCGTCGCGACGGAGAAATGGCATACGGCCTGCCCGGAATTCGTGTATTTAAGCTCAGCGTCGCGCGTGAGCCTACCGACGATTACCGCGACTGCTAAGTCAGCCATTTACGCCACCTTCCCCGCATAGCGGGCCTTGAGTTCGGTAGTGAGCGCCGCGAATTCCTCGGGCGTCTTGCAGGCCCGAGCGCGACCCATCCATTGGGGCTTATCCGCCGCCGGGACGACTTCGTTGACGAGGGCCACGACGCCCGCCATGCCCGCCGCAGGGGGCGCGGAGTGAGAGGCGGGAGGAGGAAACGAGGGGCGAGCCGGGGGCGGGTTGCCCGTCTTCGGTTTCACGTCGTGCGCCTCCGCGTCCGGGTCGAGGTTTTCCTCGGTGGGTATCGAGAGGATCTGGAGGATCGCGTACTTGTGGGCGACAGCCATAGCCTTATTCGAGGCCTTGTCGCCCGAGTCCATTCCCTCGCCGATAACCGTAGCGGAGATGGAAGATCCGTCCCGCGCGAAGAAGTCGTAGCGAATCTTGAGGACGCGATAGATCAGGGCGTTTCCCTTCCCTGAGACGCGGTCCTCGCTCCGCTCCGATTCGACGCAAGGGACGGAAAATACGCCGTGCTCCACGAAGAGCGGATGAACCGCCGCGTACACGTCGTCGATGCCGCGGTACTTGAAGCCCTGCTGCTGATTCTGGCGATCCTTCGTAATGTTCGGGACTGCCTTCATGATGTCGGCGAGGGCCTCGTGAATTAGGGCCATAAAAACCTCCTTCTCAAAAAACCGGGGCGGCGCGTGCCCGCGTGCTAATCAAATCTTGCGTATTCTCCGTACACTTCTGTGGCCGCCCTGCAATACGCCTCATGTGCCCTTATTGGAGAATCAAACGATCCAAGATGAGTTCTCTTTCCACTGATACTGATAAAAGCCCTCCATCTCGGGGCTCTTTTTGTACGATCAAAAACAACACCCTTATAGCCGGAAGTGTTATTTTTATTTTTCCCTCTATTGCCTTGATTTTGAAAATCATTACATGCCCTAAGATTTGCCTTTTGATTATTTAAAGTATTGTGATCCTTGTGATCAATTAATTTCGGGGATGTTTTTTCTATTCTCAAAATGAAACGATGCAGCGATATACCTGAGTCATTTATTGAAGTTCTGAAATAAACAAGCCCCCAATTTTTTAGCGAACTTGTGACAATATGCCATTCGTGCGCCAATACCCGGATGGCGTCTTCATCGTCAATCAGGACATCGTATCCACATATGTTAATAATCAATTTCTTCTCCTTGAGCCCGGAGGCCGTAGCCTAGTCTCCGGGCGCCCCTCGTTCTAATGCGCTCGTTGAAAAATCACCTGCTCTGTCCTGTGATCATCGTCCTCGTGCTTCCACGCCTCGCGCCACGATCCGAAAGCCCGGCCACAGAGTCCGCAGTGCGGCGGGGTCTTCGGCTGCCGATACTTGTCCATAAGCCTCTGCCTCGCGGCCAAAGACTCCTCGTTGAGCTGGCGCCAGTACTCGTGCTCGATCTCGGCGAGAGTTGACGAGTCCACGCCGGGGAAGTGCCCCGTGAACGCCGCCCAGTGCCCGCGGTAGTGGATCTCCTCGGAACCCCGGCGCGTTGCGGAGTAAGCTCGGTAGTCGGCGACACGCTCGGCGATGGTTGGAGTGACGGCGGGGACGGGGGCGACGAGCATGGCTAGGCCTTCTCCCGCTCGGCGAGCATGGCGTCGGCTAAGATATACGCAGCCTTCGCGATAACTTCGTCTGCGGGAAGACAGCCGCTTGGTTTTTGATCTGCCGAAGTAATACCCGCGAGTGCCTGCCCGGCGAAGTAGTCGCGAAGGGACATACCGCCCATTCCAAAAGGTGCAGGGTCTTCGAGACCGTTTCCGAAATCAACTTGGCCTTGCGGATACGCTGGGCCTCCGTCTGACTTGCTCATACAGTCCTCCCCGTCGCGCCCATCCGCGCGGCGATCAGCCCATAGCTTCTGCCCACCACGACACCCGGCGCATCGAGGGCCGTGTCGAAGGGGCAGCCATATTCCCGGCAGGCAGTCTTAACGGCCTCGGGGCAGACTTCGCAGTTGCAGACCTTGGGCCGAGGGGCGAGGCGGACGGGGGCGCTCATGAGCGGGCCTCGGCCTTGGCGATGACTGCGTCATACTTATCCAGCGACTCCGGTTTCTGGAAATCGGGATGCGAGCAAAGCATGTCGCGAGCATCTTTGAGCGCCTCAAGCAAATCCGGCGCGGCGGCTATCAGACGGGCTTCCGGGCAATCGTCGGTATCGGGAACGTTGTAGCAAACCGCGACTTCGTTGCCGTCCTCGGACCATACTTTCCAGATACCGCTATGCGCATACTCGGCGCGCCACGGTGTTTGCATTCTTTCGCTCATGCCGCACCCCTCGCCCGCCTCACCTGCTTGACCATGCGGGGCAGGCGGGATCGCATCACGCGCTCGACGGCATCGGCGACGTCGTCCTCGAGGCCGTGGATCAGATCCGGCAGGCAGTCGCGGACGGCCTGGGCGTAGGCATAGCGTTTGCCCTGATCGTGGATGCGGGCGGCGAGCATGATCGAGGCGCGCACGTTGTGGTCGAGGTAGTAGACGACCTTGTCGCGGGCGACGATGGCCTCGATGAGCTGGGGTTTCTTCGCAGGGGCGGCGGCGCAGGTGTCGGACATGGCGCTACTCTCCCCCGATGACGGCGAGGACTTCGCGCGCTTCGGTGGTGGCGTCCTTGCGCTTCGTTTCCGCTTCCGCTTCTAGGCGAAGAGCCATGATCCCGATGATCTCGCGGAGGTTGATCTCGATTTGCTTCTTGATCTCGGCGGTGATCTGGTCGCCCCAGGAATGCGTGGAGCTGTTACCGTAGTAGCCAGCCCACGTTTCGGTTATGTTGAATCGCATTCCGAGCTTGTCGATAAAGCGGCTGCTATCGTTGGGCTGATCGGCAGCCACGCGGTCGGCGAATTCTCGCGCATCATCCGCAAGTCTCTTTGCGTTCTTGTATTCCTCGATCTTGCTCATCCGGTCCTCCTTGATCCTTACTGACCTATAGTATATCCCAATGTCTGACATTGTCAAACGGTAAACGACTATGTTTGACTTTTTCTTTAGGTGGTGGTATCTTCTTGTCTAACAATGCTTGACGCTGTAAAATAGGGGGCGTGAAAGTGCAAGTTGGCTATCGGCTCGAGGACAAGCTTGTCGAGACGGTCAAAGAAATGGCCGCCCAGGAAAACCGCAGCGTGTCTAACATGGTCGAGGTGCTGCTCGGCGAGGCCGTGAAGGCCCGCCAGCCCTCCAAGCCCAAGAAATAGCTTCCCCCTCATATCTCCGCGTCCTTCACGATCTCGTGGAGCATCCCCTCGAGCTTCAGCGCTATATCCCGATAGCTAATCAGCTCCTCGCATACCTTGAGGGTGATCATCGCGAGCCCGGAGCCCTGGTCGGGGCCGAGCATGGCGTGCTTCCGCGCCTCGGCGACGAGGAGGTCGGACTTCAGGGCGGCGGCGGAGAGGTCGGAGCCGGTCATGCTGACGCTCCGAATAGATCGGGCTGCGCAGCGGTCTCAATCTCTGCCTCGAGCGCCTTCACCGTGGAACGAATGTCGTCGGGGTTGTTTTGACCATAGAGTTTCAGGAGGTCGATGGCCTCGCGGAACATGGCGGCCCTGTCCGTTGCCTTGAGGCGCAGGCTAAAGCCCCAGGTCGGGAAGAAGGCGAAGAAGCTACCATCGGCGGTGATGTGGGTTCGCGCGAAAGCGAAGAGGTAGGGCTGATCGGTCATATCCCCGTCCTCACTCTCTCCACGTACTCGACATCGATGCCGTCCCGCCGTACCCCAGTCGGCCCTTGCTTATGCGCGGCTATCGCCCGGTCCTCGCTTCCGAGTTTCGAGAGGTTGTCCATGTAGTAGCGCCCCGAGATGTAGGCCGCCTGGGTCGGGTCGTCCGCGTCGTACTCGCCATAGAGGCGGACGCGCTCGGCGTGGATTTCGGGCGTCTCATGGAGGCCAAACCAGCCGCGGTCGTGAGGGTCGGGGTGATTGAGATTTGTGCCGAGACTGGACTCGGCGAAGCAGAGCCCCTTCAGGGTGACCGAGGACGCGCCGGTCACGATCTCCGCGATCTCGTAGCAGGAGAGGCGAGAGGGCACGCGCTGAAGCGTCGGCACGGGGGAGCGATAGGCAGCCGAGCCGAGGAGGAGAAGCAGGGGGAGGAGGGGGAGGAGGCGGGTCATTTCAGTAACCTCGCGAGGTTCGTCTTGCGCGCGATCGTCGTGAACTTCTGAAGCTCGTCGATGAGCGCGCGTACCTTCTCAGCCGAGGGCTCGGGAAGATGGTTCCCGCCTGAGTCGGCGCCGATGTTGACCTGCTCGGGCTCACAGCGCTTCACCAGCTCGACAAGAGCATCGAAGTCGAAGTCCATGATCGGCTCGATCGTGACGAAGCGGCGGAAGGTCGAGAGATTAGCCATCGACAGCGCACGGGACCATGGCGTTGGGCATATCCCCATAACATTCCGGTAGGTTCGATTCGTCTCTACCGTCGTGCAAAGGATTGATCCAGCAGGGATACTCCCGGCCCAGGGCTCGAAGCGCCAAGGGCTCTTGGATTGGAATAGGAAGGCATCGAGGTCGGCCTCTCGGCACTTCCCGAGCGTCTCGCTGATCCATGAATTCGGGATGTCTTCGGCCCACATGTCGCAGCTCGAGCCGACGAAAATGAAGTTCCTTGCTCCGAGATCGGTCTTGAGCTCCTTCGCGTCGAAGCGCACGGGCTTCTGCTCACCGAAGCGCCGCATGTAGCAGTAAGTGTAGCCGTGCGGGCAGGTGCCCTTCACCGTGTTAAAAGTATGGGTTATAAAATCGTACATGTTGCCCTTGGACGGGTTGAGGCTCACCACATGCTCCTTATCGCGTCATCCACCGGCGAAGGTTGGCCTACTGTCTCCCACTCCCTGCGCAGGCGGGCGCGGACCTCGGCGGGGATCTGCTGAGGGCGGCCGTAGTTGTCGTAGCGCTCGGGAAAGGGGCGAGGCGACACGGCTATCTCGACAAGCCCCGAGGGATCGGAAGCGGCGGCCGCGCGATTCTCGGCCGCGACGAGGGCCTGCCGCTGCTGGAATTCGCGGAAGGCCGAATGAGTCTCGGGGCCTGCGAACACGAAGCACAGGACATCGAATAGTCGCCTAAGCATCCTCGCCCTCCTTCTTCACCTTCGTTACCTCGCGCAAGATCGGCCGCACTTCCCACCGGCCCCGCTTGCTCAGCCCTGACGCTCCGATCTGCGCCCGCGAATTCAGGCAGTCCGCGGCGACGTGCTCGGCGTCGTCAGGCGTGGCCGCGTCGTCGTCGAAGCTGATCAGCACGTCGGTCACTACGCGGACCTTGAAGCTCTTCATCTGAAGTCCTTGCGCACATGCCAGTCCGCATGTGCCGCGCGCCTCGCCCTGGAAGCCGTGAAGGGCGAAGTGCGATAAGCGCGAGGCGGGAGTCGAACCCGCGATTGATAGGCCCAGTGGTTTACACTGTCGAAAGCCCTTGCCTCCTCCGTATGGCTCCTCGCGCGAGCCCGCGAACGTCGGTCGCGGAGTCCCTGCTTCGCTACCTCGCTTCGATCGTGGGCAGAATCACCGACGGCTTGAAGATGACCTTATAGCTGCTCGCCGAGACGTTCTTCGACTCGAGGGCCTCGGAGAAATACGTCACGTTGTCCGAAAGGCCGAGGTAGTGCTTGAGGTATTCGCCCGAATCGGTCTTGACCGTCACGACGAGATCGCCGTCGTCATCCACGATGATCGCCAGCTTGCCCTCGATGGTTAGGATGTAGTCGCCAGTAATGCCGTTGTAGAAAACGACGCGACGGCTAACTTGGAAATTCTGCTCAGCGCGTTCGAGATTCGATCGCACTACGCTCGCGTCGTTGCATCCCACGAAAGACACGGCCAGGCAAAGCACTGCGAGTGCGACAAGGAGAAATCTTTTCACCTTCTACCTCCAGGGAAATCGAGATATAGGGGCGAGAGGGCTTGAACCTCCGGCGCGCGGGATATGAGCCCACTGCTCTACCTCTGAGCTACACCCCTGGGAAGAAGCGGCCGAGCTTTGAGCCGGTGTATGGCCAGCTCGGCCGCCGATGTTCGATCCCCTTCTTAGCTGGCCGAGGCCTCGTACCTCGCGCTTGTCGATGGGATGTAGATTTTGACCACCCCCTTTCTATTGCAGCGACTTGATGTCGCGAAATGGATCTAACTTTTCGGGAGCGAGGCGAACCATGCGCGCGCCGGAAAGGTTGAACCAAGCCCGAAGGCGTGAAAGCCAGCCGAGCTTGCGCTTGTGGTAATACTGGTGTTTCATTGCTTCGCCTTTCCCGCGCTTATGCGACGCGGACGCTTTTTCCCATACCCAGCCTTGCGCGCTCCTGCGAGCACGCGCGAAAGAACCTGATCGGCCAACGTCGAGCGCTCGATGCAGCCGTCGATCTCCTTGGCGCGCTGGGTTAGGTGCGCTTCGAGGTCGGCGGCCATGCGCTTCGTGAGCTCGAGCTCGATCCTCATCGCCACTCCCTGCACCCGCACCGCAAGCACCGGCAGCGCTTATGCTTGCCGTCGTCTAGGGTCTCGCCGGTCGGCACCCAGGCATCCGAGGGATGGCCGGAGCACGCGCAGAGGAGCCAGCCGAAGAGGGCGTGAAGGATGCGCTTGAGGTCCGAGCTGATCGCGAGGAGGACGCGGAGGGAGCGGGGGAGGTTCATGCCTTCACCGCCTTTCGGTTGAGCCAGCGCCGGATCTTGGCCTTGTCAAAGCGCCAGCGCCCCAGCCAGAGCTCGGCCGAGGGGATCAGCCCCGCTTCGGCCCAGCGCTCGACGGTGCGCGTCGTACAGGCCATGTGCTCGGCGATGAAGCCGGAGCCTACCCAGCTTGTCATGCTTGCCCCTTGCGTTCGGCTTCGTGGCGCTCTTCCTGATGCCTGCGGTCTAGCGCGTCGAAGCCCCCGGCCGCGTTATAGGTCTGCGAGTAGAGCTCCATGTATTGCCGCTCGGCCAGCTCTGCGCGGGCTTTCCAGATCAAGCCGAGGCGCTGCGCTTCGAGGGCGTCGGCGCGAACCTTCTCGGGCGTCTCGCCCGGTTCAATTTCAATGGCGCGCTCCCAGGAATCCGCCCGCTCCTTCTCTGCGCGATAGGCGGCGGCGAGGGTTTGAAGGGAGACGCTATCCATAGTTGGCGGGTCGGTGTCGAAGCATTCCTTCGACACGTCTGCCCATTTCAAGGCCCCTTCGATCATGCTCGGATGATCTTGTGTCGGGCTCACAGGCTCCCCTCCCTGCGCTTGGACTCGTCGCGCATTACGCGGAAGCGGCGGACGAGCTCGCCCAGGAGCACGCCGAAGAGGACGAGAAGAATCGCGACGATGACGAGGCGGGCGGTCATCCGACTACCTCGGCAAGGCGCTCGCGCTCGTGGCCCGGCCGGTCGAAGAAGGCGGCGGGCAACTTGGGCCGCAGCGTCTTGTAGGCCAGGCGGAAGGCCGTGGCGTCGGAGTCCAAGGCGGCGAGCTTCGACAGGAGCTCCCCGACGCGAAGGGCTTGGGCGGCGCCGTGCTGGCCTTCGATGAGGAAGCCGATCAGATCGGACCAGTCTTGCTCGGTCATGTCGGTGGTCATGCGCGGGTCTCGGGGCCGTTCTCAGCGATCAAGCGGAGCTGACCGAAGCCCTTTTCAGCGATGGCGGGCGCTGCCTTCTCGTCCCGCGGCTTCGCGGAAACGATGACGAGGGGAAGCCCGAGGAGCTCGCGGAGGTCGTCCCGGCTGATCTTGTCCTTCTCGGCCATAAGGCGAAGCTCGCGGAGCTGGGCGCCCGAGGGGAGCCGAGGGCTTCCGCGCTTGGCGGATAAGGCCTTCCCGTTTTCGGGAAGCTGACCTTCCCCTTCTTGGGAAGGTTTCTCGATCATCGCTCGCTTCGGAAGCTTCTCCATGATCTTGATGGCTTCCTGCCGCGTGAACTCGAGGCGGATGCCATTCTGAGCGCGCCCTGGGAAGAGCTCCTCGACAGTCTTGCGGACGGTCTTGTGGTTGCAGCCCGCCGTGCTGGCGATTTGCCGGACGGTCATCTTGTCGCTCATACTTCCTTCCTTTCGAGCCCGAGCGCCTTCAGGGCTGCCATACTCTTGGCCCTCGGCGCCCGCCTATCCTGCTCCCATCCCTCAATAGTACGCTTTGACACTTTCGCCCCGGCCTTAGTTAGACGTCGGGCAAAATATTTAGTATTAAGCCCGAGGGAGCGCCTGAGCTCCTGGATTTGCTCGCCTAATGTCTTATCCATGACTAGAGAGTAAGGCCATTTCGGCGTATGCGTCAATACTGATTCGATAGATGTTAGGCAAGGCTAACATTATATCCTAGCGTATGGTTTATTGTTGATAATAAGCAAGCGCTAGGATATATTATAGACAGATCAGATACGGGAGGTACGAGATGATACAGATCATTAAGCAGCATAAGGTTACGGGTGAGATCGTCAAGGTAGACGCCAAGACCGCTTGGATTAACACCACCTCCGGCACCATCCCCGCGCGTATCATGGCGCAGATCAAGGCCGCGACCGAGGCGGCCTCGGATTACCTCGTGATCGGGCAAGAGGGTACCTACCAGGCCCCGACCTACGTCATGAGTGCTAAGGACAAAGAGCTTAAGGACTACTGTGACAGCCGGACCCGCCTCGAGCGGGCTATGCACGAGTAAGGGAGGACACGATGGACTTAACCAAGGGCGACATGATCATCATTAGCGGCGAGGGCGACGGAGAGGGGACGATCGAGCGGTACGAGGGCAAACGCGAGCCGGCGGCGATCCGGTCCAGGCTTTCCCGCGAGCGGGCGGGCGGCGATCGCTGGGCGGACGCGTGGATTGAAGAGCCCGGCCGCGACGACGGGAGCGGGAATAAGGTCTACGGCAAGCTCGGCAAGGGCCTCGACGAGATCACCCACGAGCGGAGCATCGACGAGGACGACATCGAGGTCAACCCCGCGGCCCAACTCGCGGCCGGGCACAAGCGCCCCCAGAGCGCGGCCAATGGCGCCAAGGGCGGGCGGCCCGCGAAGGCAAAATAAAAAGACCGGGGAGGAAGGCCCCGGCCAGTCGGAGTAGTCTATGCGGCACTCCGGGGCCGGTCCTGAGGTAGCGAATCTCGGGCTAGTTGATGGGATGGCTGAGGAAGACGTCCACGAAGAGTGGGGGCCAGGGCCAAAATAAAACGGCCGGTATCAACCCGGCCGTATACAATGGGGAGAGTCGAACTCCCTTCAACTGTCGCATATCAGTATAGGATGGGCAGGATCCACTTTCTCCGCCCTCGCCCTTATGTTCTGTAAGGGCCCAGCATCCACTGATAAACGGTTAGGCGCAATCCTCCTTCCGCCGCATTGTGAATATATTATACTCCGGTTATGGAAAAAAGAAAAGGCCGGGGAATGAGGACCCCGGCCAGTCCCTTTTCGCCCGTGGGTCGGGGGCCGCTTCGTGTTTTCGGTGGCCTGCCATAGGCAGCGACTACGGTCTGCCTCGTTCCCGGCGCCTCCGGGTCGGTGGCAAGCAAGCGGCCTGCCGGCGCCCGTCCTAAGGTATCGACTCCAAAGGCAATTTTATCTTTAGCGGCCAGAGCTCCACGACAAGCCAGACCCCGCCCCCGGCCGCCCCTACCCCCGCCCCCCATGCCGCGCCGTGTAGAGCGTCCGTGCCCAAGGCTGGGCCCGCGAGGGATCCGGCGAGGCCGAGGGCGCCCGAGAGGCCGAAGGCTCGCCATAGGCCCGATTTCAGTCTTCCAGCCCTAATTCCCCGACCCGCCTCCACCTTGTAGGTCGCGAAGTCCGTCGACAAGGACGCCGAGGCGGCCTTCGAGGCGTCGAGCAATATCGAGATCTCCATCAAGGCCGTCTGCGACGTCTGCAGCTCCGCTTCCGCCTTGGCCAGCCTGTCCGATAAGTCCGTCGATTCGCGCTTGGCGGTCTCGTTCTCGAGCTTCAGCGAGGCGACGATAGTCCGCCAGCTCTCGACTTGCGCCTCGGCTTGCGTCTTGCGCAGCTCGAGCCTTTGCCTGAGCGTCGTCGAGTCGTCCAGCGAGGATTGCGCTGTCTCGAGCATACTGAGCTTCGGCTGAAGCGAGGGCGCGACCGGCGCCTCCGGGGCTGAGGTAGACGTATCCGAGGGCGAGGCCTGCCCCCAGGAGGAGGCAGCCGAGATACCGAGGCCAGCGATGAGCGCCCAGATAAGCAATGATCGTTTTAAGCACATGCTACCTCCTATATCTCTTCGCCCGGGCGGGGCTTATCTCTGATTACGGTTCGGATTTCGGCCTCAGCCTGGCGGGCCTTGGCATATCCGAGGCCCGAGGGAGTCACAGCGCTGCCGCCCACGAGGATGGCCGCAATGGGGACGAGCTCGTAGCCGCGATCGAATACGAGCATGGCCGCAGCCAGCGCGACGCCAGCCAGGGCCATAAATACCGCGAGGCGCTTGCCATCGCGGACGAGCACGCGCATTGAGGAAGTGACGCCGGGGGACTCTTCGGTTTCGGTTGTCATAGCGTAATCAGGAAAACGCGAAGGGACTCGATCTTCCCGTTCGCACGGGTCGCCGATCCATTCTTGATGGGATCCCAGATCGCCGGCCGATTCCCGGTCCCGTCGCCTTGGATGAAGTGGCCGATCCGCCACACCCAGCGCTCAAGGACCCAGTACCGGGCGGGGTCGAGGGGGGCGGTGGTGGGCACGACGCGGGCGACGCCACGGTCGTCGAGCTTGACGGGGAGGCCGAGGAGGTCGAGGGTCACGGCGCGGAGGGGAACCTCGAGAAAGTCGAAGAGGCGCTGATCGTCGAGGATCTCGTCCTCGCCGGGGTCGTCGTAGTCGCCGTCGCGGTTTAGGTCGCCCGAAATAATCTTCGCGGCCCTCGCCCCCTCCCATGCCGCGTTGTACTGCGCGACCGTCCACGGCCGCCCGGCGAGGACCTCGCGCGCGCGGGCGATGGTGTTGAAGCGGCAGCTGTAGTGCTGGGCGTCGGGGGCGATGCCGGGCTCGTTTTGGTAGATCATCCTACCCTCTCGATGAGCATGTTCTCCACGCTCTCGTCGGTCTTGTTGAGCTTGCCCAGGGCCCCGGTTATGTTCCCGTTGCACTTCCCGTCGCGAATAGCCTCGAGCGTCGCGCGCTGCGTATCGGAGAGGTCGAGGATTGCGCGGACGATGATCTGCGTTTCTTCGGTGCGCTTCTTCCCGCCTTCTCGCATAGCATCGACCGACCTCTTAATTCCAGCGATCCACCCGATTGCCCGAAAAAGCGCATAGAGTAGAGCGGGGACAATGACGCCAATCGCCGCGACGATTACCCACTCGAGCAGCTTGCTCATGGCTTACTCCTTAATGATCGGCAACAGCTTCGCGGCTGTCGTGCCCATGTAAGGGAGCGGCTTACCGTCCGAGCCCTTTAAGGCTTCGAGCTCGGCGAAGGTGAATGGCTCAAGCTCGACGCCGGAGTTCGACTTCATAAAGTCCTGGTACTCGGCCTGAAAGGCTTCCTGATTTATCTCGCGCAGTTTGGGCGCGCCCTCGATGCCCTTGAGGGATGCCTCAGCCTGGTCGAGCCCGTGCTTGTGCCGGAGGGCGGCGATCTGCCTGTCGAAGCTCGCCGCGCAGGGCTTGAGCTTCTCGAGCATCATGCCGACGCGATAGCCGAACTTAATCGGGATGTCCTTGCCGGCCAGCTCCACGAGGCCGCCGTTTACCTGGATTGCTTGGTCGATATTCATTGCGAGCTCCTTATGACATGATTCCGTTGGCGACAAGAGCTGAGCGTATATTGTTTGCTAAATTAACAAGAGCTATTTGTTTTGTGTAAACATATGAAGTATCAGGAGCGGCGAGTGCTCCCCCGCTCGCATACGCTCCCTGCGCTGCCTTGCCGTTGCAGCCGAAGGCGCCTGTATTAAGCGTGCCGGATGTAAGATTTTGGGCTACTCCAACCGCTCCTAATATCGTGAGATTCGCGCCGGTCATCTGCCCATTAACTGTTAGGTATCCGTCAATGCCAGCGTTACCAGTTACAGTAATATGTTTCGTAGTTATGGAATCTCCGACATCTAGATTGCCGCTTACACCAATCGCCCCCAATACAGTGAGGCTTGCGCAACCAATCGCCCCC